CACCATGATTACCTTGCCTAGTCACTGAATTTGCTGTAAATACAACATCATCATACACAGCACTAATAGGTAAGTCAAAGTAGGTACTATTAGCCGTACTCTTAGTAGTCGCTGTACCCGTACAGGTTATTGTAACTGTGTAGAAGACTGTCCTACCAATACGGCTATACCTACCAGCATAGACAGCACTACCGGTTCCATTAACAACAGTTAGATTTGTAAATGTTGGTGTCCAAGTACCTTGTGTGGAGTTTATTAGTGCATCATACTCAGCAGCGGTCATGTGATAATACTGACTAGACGTACCACCTTGTATGCCTGATAAGCTATTATGTGGTCCTGCCGTTAAAGCACTATGTTGTGCCGCTGTTAGGTGATACATCTCACCAGCCGTACCACCCTGCAAACCTTGGAGATTATTGTGTAACCGGGTAGCAATATCAGTTATGTTTGATCCGGCAAAGTCGATAACATACCAAGGTACTGAACCAGATGTAGAGATATAACTACGCAACTGGCGGTACCACTCTAGCCATGTAAAAGAACCGGGTGAATCATTGATTGGTGGTGGAGGTAATCCTGTAGAAGCCATTAGGAGATGCCCTCTGTGTAAGTTACTTCAAGTGATTCCAGTCTTAGTGGATAATTAGCATCATGTTTAATGCGCCAAGCTCTCCGCCTGAAAGCACCTAGTTGTGGGTGTGATGGATAGTCATCATTGAGATAAATCCTGTGAGTACTAGACCAAGTTTCATAGTCATCATCTGACCACGACACGTCAACATAGTTGGGATCTTCATACCTGTCACCAACAACAAAGAAAGCATTAGCGAACTTGCGCTTGTATGAGTCCATATCATACTTGTTTGTTCGGATCTCAACAACAATGGGTGTTGTCTCATCTGTGTATGTGCTAGGATCTAGGTAGTATAAGTCACCAGTAGATGCACCGAGTAGGTAGATCTTACCAGTCTTGTTATCAGCAACATGATTATAATCAAAGATGTTTTGTGTGGGTGGGTCAGTTACTACACCATTATGTAAGCCAGATGCCCACTCGTGCCATAGCTTCTCATCCATATCATATACAAGAGTTCTGTTTTGTGATACAAGATTAATGAGGAAGAACATATGTCCCTTAGTTCTAAAGCCATAGCCATGGCAAGATGTTATGCTGGTCTCTGCATCCAAGATTCGCTCGACATACTCATCAGAGATCTTGGCAGCTTTGAAACCATCAATGCGCCATACGGCACGACCACCTGAGTTTGACTGTGCTACAAAGACACAGAACTGCTCATTCTGATAAACAATTTGTGGTGCTGCTATACCCATCTGGATAGCCGCAGCATCGTTACGCGATAGTGGTGAACCAGCGGCGTTAGCTGCATCATAGAAGAACTCAATAGAGTTATCACCAAAGACAACTACTTGGTTATTCTGTCGAGCCAAAGCGCGTACTGGGTCGGGGAACATTTCTGCGGATAGGTACTGATCTGTCTGCCATGAGAGTGGATCATCAACATCACAGTTATAAACATCACTACCCTTAGCCAAGATCACATAACCGTCAATGAATGTTGGACTAGGGATATGTGGTGTTGGGAAGTCAACGTCAGTTACCTGCGTGGCTGTACCATCAGATTTAACAACCCAACCGACAGTACCATCACAGATAAAAATGTAATCACCTAAGGTGGATGAGTTACACTCAACGATACCACAAGGTCCTGTTGATGTTGGTAATGTTATAATACTGGTTACTGTTGCACCTGTATTAGATACACGATATACAGTGTTGCCAATCACTGCATAGAAGTATATGTAGAAGTGAACTAACCCACGCCCTTCTGCACTGGCTGCAATATCTTTTAGTTCAACCAGTCCGGGCCGTTTGTTAATATATATTCTAGTGTTGTCTAGTTGCTCAACTTTGCGTGTCTCTGGAAAGGCATTGACAAATCGCTGATCTTTTGCAGGATCAGAACCACGATTTGAGTATGCCCCAATCAATGGTATGCGTACCTTCTGTGGTCCACCTTTCTGTTTTTCAGCCATTATCGTTTCCTTGTGTTATTACTATAAATGTTCCCAAGAGTGCTTGTTGTGGCCTGAGCCATGTTGTTAGCAAGTTTCCTATCATCTGGAGATGTATTAGAGCCTGTAAACAATGTGCCTAAGGTTGGCGTAGCTGCACCTAGAGCAGCTTTAACCGCTAGGTCGGTACCGTTGATACCACCACCATTAAACAAACCGCTTAGAGCCCCGCCAGTGAGTCCCTTAACACCACCACCAAGCATCTTGGCGGCCATAGGTCCTAAAGCATCTGTTGTACCGCTGGTTGTTAGACCACCCAAGTAATTACCAAGGCCACCGGCCACACCAGAAACAAGACCGCCCTTAAGTGCATCACCAAAAGATTGTCCATTCAACATGCCACCAGCAGTACCTACACCAGTACCGATAATACCAGCCCCGACGTTCTTTGCAAGATCCTTTGTAAAACCCAAAGCACCACCAACATCCCCACCATATTTTGCACCAAGCTGTGATCCAGCATAACTAAGAGCACCTTGCCCAAGAGCCTTACCCCAATCACCACCATTCAAGCCTGAGCGTGCTGTTGACATTACCGCACCGGCAATAGGATTAACAGCAGAGAAGATTGCATTGAGTACTGTTGGAAAATATGTTCCCATAAAGCCAGGCTTCTCCCATTTACGGAAATCATAACCAGCCGCTTTGGAACCTTCTGGACGATAATCAAGTACACCATATGGATCACCACCCTTATGGGTCCATCGCCCACTATTCTCTGGGCTTATCCAAGATCTATATTCATCTCGCCATTCTTTATCTAGTTGTTGTTGTGTTTTTTGACCTAGATCAAGAACCTGATTATCACCACCTCCAGGCTGTTGTTGGTTATTATAATATATTGGATCTATTCCACCACCATCAGTACCATAATGAGACTGTGCTTCTTCGGCCATACGTCTATCTAAATTATCAGCATAGTCCAGTTCCATGGTAGCCCCTTTAGGGCCCGCACCAGCTTGCCAAATCCAGTCACCATTATCTTGGCCTGGAACGAATCCCATACTGTAATACTCACCACCTGGTAATTTAGAAAAACTGTTAGCTAGTGATTGTTGTTTTTGTTGTTCTAAATATTTTGGATAATTTGCATTATAGTCATCTACATACTTACCTATATCACGCTGATATTGGTTTGCTAGCTTGTGACCAAACACAGATGGTAGCTTCTGTCCTACCTGATCAAAGTTCTTTTGTAGTGAACTATCCGCTAGATTATATCCCGCTTGTTTAGTTAAACTGAGAGCACCCTCTGATGTATATGGATTAGTTGCACCATAATAACCTTCTCTATCTCTACCACCTTCTTGATAAGTTCCTAGGAGTGGTTTTAGAAAGGTACGGGTATCTTGATCCATGCTGGGCATATTTGTTGGATCAACTTCATTGAACCCAGCAAAGCGTTGACCAGAGACACCACGCTTAGCCCAATCAGTTGAGCCAAGGTCTTGTGAGTTTTCCCTACGCAGGTTGCGTAGACGCTCTTGTTGACTCTGCCCTAAGGTATTCTGTAGTGTCTGATTATATTGTGATTGGAGATCGAACATTAGAAGCCCTTTCTATCGACACCAAAATAAACTTTAAATGGAATGTTTTTGTATTCAGGATTCTTTTTACGCCATTCTTGTGCATATAACCTTTTATATTCACGAATCTCTTCCGGTGTTTTTACCATGATCTGTTACTAGCTTGGAAATAAAGTGACCCCTCCTCAAGACCATAGTTTAGTGCGTCTTGCTTGATGATTGATGCCTCTTGCCACAGAACCTTGCGGTCAGCGGCAGGTAGGCCATACTCAGGAGCTAGTCGTGTGGCTAGGCCATAGGTCACAGCATCATACCATTCTTGTGGAAAGTCTGGTGTATCTGTTGAAGTATCAAAGTCCTCGAAGGGGCGTTGATAAACAAAATACAAAGTCTTGTTAGCTGCTTCTACACTGGTTGGTGTAGGGAAGACATGCATAACACCAGAGTCGCGAAGAGGCTCGTAGAAGATCTGTATTGGCATACCAGATGTAGTCTTGTTACCAAGAATGTTATACTCTTGTCTAGTCAAGATCCTCATGGGTACATCAATGTTAGTGCTGTTATCATGCAACCAAGCTTGATAGATCTTTAGTGGCTTAGAGATATCTACAGTAAGACCTGTGCCAACCGTATAGGAGTTTGTTGCATCTGTCAAGGACATGCCATACTGTTTCATGGCCCACAAAGGCATACCGTCAGCTTGCCATGCCTTTACCAAACCATTAAGAGCAACAGCCGCTTCTGTAATCTGTGTAGCACTGGGTGTTTGTCCTTGAGCTAACACACCTAATAGGCGCAAAGCTCGCTTGATAATATCATCTCTAGATACAGAGAAGTCTGTTGAATTTGATGTGGTCATGTTTTTATTCCTTTAACCAGAGCCATAAAAGCTGTCACTGCCATAGCAATACCACCAAGCCACTTGACCAAACTAACAATCCAATTGGCTGCCTTCCATGCTGAAACAAGATCGGAGACATCATTAGACAACCGATTAATTTCTGTTCGCATTTCTTTAATTGCATTATCCATATGAAGTAGTCGCCTCTCTTCGGAGACTACGTGTTCTGTAAGTTGGTCCATGTAAGCCTCTTTATCCTAGGAGAGAAATGAAACATTGCTCTACCATTCTCAATATTATCAAGCATCCACCCAAAATTTAAATCTAGATAGAATGTCTTAAAGTAAAATTTTTTATGCCACTGCCAAGCACCTGGATGCCCTTCTGGTAATGATAGAACCGTCCACTTAAACCCATATAGAGAGTTTCTATATAACCAAGCTACCATATTCCAGTAAGTACCTGATGGATGGTTAGCATGCCATTTAGCATCACCTAATAAACTATTATCTCTAGTATCAAACCAAGACAACCATGTAGGTAGTCTTGGACCAATACCAAAAACATTATTATTATTTAAACCACCGTAACGCTCTTTAGCAAAAAGAGGGAGTACAGGTGTCACGATGTACGTGAGCACCTGCACAGGGAGATACGCTGCCAGTGTTAGGAGGTAGCGCATCACACCAGCCGCACCTTGACTGTGCCTGTCGTATGGTACAGGCCACCTACAGCAACGCCACCAGCGGCAGCACCAGCCTGCGTTTTGATAGAAACAACAATCGGCTTACTAGTGGAGTTGACATAATTAGTCCCAAAAGACCTGCTTCCCGTTAGGTTTTGCCAAGTCTGCCCGACGCCAAGCTGAGTATCCACATTCTGAGGAAACGCCACCTTCCCGAGCGCATCCACAGTCATAATGTCCTGACCGCTTTCTCTCGCCAGCTTCATCGTGCCGTTATCCGCGCTGGCGTCCAGCACAAAGTTATTAGCAGGAGTTACTGAGAGGCCAAGCCGTGCTTTAATTGATCTAATAATGCTCATTGTAATTCTCCATAAGCACGGCGGAAACTGCTATGCAGTAGGCGATGTTTGATTGCTCTGATAATAGACATTATGCGGCCCTCACAAGTGAAGCGGAGAACGCGTTGGCTCTTGCAGAGGCAGTCATCGCACCTGTGCCAGTAGCAATCACCCAAGATTCAATATAATCAGTGGTGCCATTCATGTAGATCAATCCACTGACAGGTACAATGCCGTAAATGGCTGCGGTCGGCATAGTAATGAAAGACGACAGTTCCGCTGTAACAACCCCGTTCTTCCTGACCTGTGCGCCGAGAGAGCTAAGGGCTGTCCCTGCCATAATTGATACACACAGATTGACTTGGTAGTAGCCTGCAACCTGCGGAGTGAAGCGCGAGTTCGGCGCATCATAGGCGTTGTCAGTATCGAACAATTCCGAAGCGTTGTTGTACTTCGCTGCTACTCCGCTGGGGAGGGTTTGCCCACCCACAGTTTCCGCTGCAAAAGCAGGTGCGGCGTTCTGAGGGAATGCCACCTTCCCGAGCGCATCCACAGTCAGAATATCTTGTGTGGTTGCACCAGCATTACCCCTAGCTAACTTCATAGTACCATCAGCAGCCTCAGCCGTAATGGTAAAATTATTAGTAGCAGTACCAGAGTCACCAAATTGACCAGCTTTAATTTTTGGTGCTGTTATAGTTTTATTTGTTAGTGTAGATACGGCACTGTCTTTAGTTGCATCACTTGTGTTATCTACATTACCTAAACCGAGAGTAGTTCTTTGTGCTGCTGCATCGACATCATCTAATAAAGCTAGTCCGGCAGTAGTCGGATTAACAGCAGCATACTCTGTTAGATTTGCTGAGTATGGCTGAATAGACACACCAATATCAGTTGAATCTACTTTATCAGTGTTAAGGTTAATAAAGTTTGCATCTACCTCATTCCAAGATAGTGTAGAGCCTTTACCAGCTCGTGTTACAATTGTACTCATAGTAAATCATCTCCTGTTACATATCCAATTACTGAATATCCCGAATCCCAGTATAGGAAATAATCAACAGTTGTAAAAACATATGTTGGGATTGGTCTTGTGAATGGTACTGAGATCTTGTCTTGTCTAGCCCTCACAAAGTCTTGTTCGTGTCGCGGTTCCCAGTCATCCAGACAGACACGGAAACCATCCCAACGCTGTCTGGACTCTGAGGCTTTTATCTTCCTAGAACAGACATCGCATGTCACATTGAATTCGCCGGATACATAATGATTTTTGCTCATAGCGACATCACCTTACCTTCATCAATAATCATAACTATATTCCCTGTTGCTATGTCAATTCTAAACT